TAATGAAAAAGAAACCGATTGACAAGGAGAAATAATTATGTTAAACATAATGGACTTAGTAAAAATCAAATGGCTTGACGCAATGTCAGATGATAATACATGGCAAGAGTTGTCTGAATTAAGACAACAACAATTAAGACCTGTCGAAACTGTGGGTTGGATACTCACTGACTTCGGTGGTAAGATTGTAACTATCTCATCTTATGATGAGGAGAGTAAGACAGGTGGTGGGGGTGCAGTTATCCCTACTAATTGTATAACTGAGATTCAATATCTAGAGGGAGGAAGAATTGAGCAGTACGAAAATGGCAAACCCACTGTTGCAAGAGGCTTATAAGACTAGGCTTTTTACATATGGTACATTAAAAAAAGGGGGCAGACTGGATGAACTAACCAAACGGTCTGATTATATGGGGGAATACTTTACTTTGCATTCTATCTTTCAGATGAGAGATTATGCTAACGCATTCCCTATTGTGTTCTTTGATTACGGACAAGCAGAAGGTAAGTCTATCAAAGGACACCTGTATGAGTGTGATGTAAGGGCAATGGAATGTATTAATCAAATGGAAACCAATGCAAACTACACACCTCACATAGCAGATGTTATTAATGAAGAAGGCAACATCACTAATGCATTGATGTTTGTTAACTGTAATCGTGGTGCTGTGATTGATTCACAGTTATCACTAAACAATATCATTGAGGAGAAAGGATACCAAGAATGGCAACACTCGGTGGCGTGGTAACATACATATGTGTGTATGGATTTTATATTATGGGAGCTTTGAGTTTCTTCTTTGCCCCCAACATAGTAACATTAGGTTTTCTATGTTTCACAGTTTATATATTTGTAAGGAAAAAAGATTATGAAAAAGAAAAAGAAAAGTAAATGGAGTAAAGGTGTGGGCTTACGGGAGGCAACACCAAGAGATGAAGATATCCTGGAAGAAGGAGACTTTGTAATGGATGGCTACTCAGTACAGATACCAACTGGTCAATCAAGAATAGATGTAGATGATTTGACTTTAGACCAAGACGACTATGAACTACAACAAGAGGAGGCTACCAATGGCATGGAATCCGACGACGCAGAACCTATTGCAGTTGACAGATATTTCAGACGCATTAGATAAAGCAATAGAATATTTAGACACATCTGAATTAGATGAGCCTAAGATTATAATAAAAAATGACAATGCTTTTGCGTTGCGTATGCGTATGTATAAATTTATGAAAGCATATAAATTACAAATGGAAGGTAACGATAATGTAGATGAGAATAAATATAATCATTTGAAAGTAGTGTCTACAGATGACGAGGTAATAATTACCTCATCACTCGAACAACAACCCTTAACATTAATGACAGGGGAAGGAGATATACTATGAAGAAAGATAGACTAGAAGATATGTTCACTAAATGTATAGAAGAAATGCGTGAGCCTATAACAGAACTGTCAAAGAAATATCCTGTGGATATTATTAACAGTGCTATGTTAGAGTTAGGTTTACGTATGTTACTTATGAGAACAGGTACAACAAGTACCTTGCATATGTTTAGCAGCGCCGTTGCTACAATCCTGGAGAAAGGTCCATTGGTTGAGACATTCGGTAAAGACAATGAACTTGACGAGGTAGATTGGTTAGAGAATGGTACTCTAATTAAACCAACATTACATTAGTGATAATACGAATAATAATATTAATAGTAACAATGTGGATATTGTATGTAATAACAATGGCAATTGCAAATACAATATGTCAAGGATGTATTCAATAAAGAAAAATTTAAGGAGAGAATATGAGTGAAGACTTTTATGACAACATGAAAAAAGAACAAGAGATATTAGACCATAGTTATCGTGAATCAGTACGACAAAAGAACGAAAGAATAGTACATGTACCTACACGAATGAAACATTGGGAAGATGAAATGTACAATGCAGAGTTTGAAGATAGGTGGAGAGCATACCACGAATATAAAAAGTTGTATGAATACTATAAAGAACTACATGAAAGGGGGCATGAGTATGAACCAAACTTTTAAGAAGATAACACCGGGCCATGGCAAATCCTGGTATATTAAATGGACAGCTTCTATTATCATCATCATAGGCATGGTGTTAACAGCAGTAGAGATAAGCCCACTCAATTTGTTCTTCCATTTAGGTGGAGTAACTGGTTGGTTTATTGTCGGTTATATGTGGCACGACCGAGCATTGATGACAGTCAATGCAATAGCCATGTTTATATTTGCAGTAGGAATTTTGTTAAACTTTTAGCTTGACATTTTTTCTATCTGTGATACTATTAATAATTAAATAAGGAGAGATATGCAATACGATATTACAACATCACATATGAATACACAACATTGGTTAGTTGAGGCTGACTCTAAAGAACACGCCGAAGAAATCTTTAAGAAATGTAAAATAGAATGGAGCAAGGAACTACGTAAGTATGTATGTAGATACCCTATACCATATGTGTTACAAGGATTAGTTACTATTCCAGATGCAGAGTTACGTGCCATCAACGTAGTACCTGGTCAAAACGAACCACAATTTACAAAGCTAGGAGAGAGTAATGACTGATGAAGTAAAGCAAGAAGATGAGTTAGTTATACCTGTCGACTTGTTGGATAAAGACCCATTGGAATTAGCAGAGAGTGAGGAAGATATACAAACTATTGTTACTTACTTGCGTGCTACCAGGGAAAACATCCGAGCAACAGAGAAGGCAGGTAAACGTATCACCAGTAAATCAGCAAGAACTAAACCTAAACAATACGAAACAAATGTATTGGACATGCTAGTTAAGGAGGCATAATGGAACAACCAGATAGACTAAAGAAGTTTATATTACAAGACGGTAACCCTATTCAAAAGATATGGGATACATCAAGTCTATCCTCATTCCTATCATGCCCCCGTATGTACAACTGGACTAACCTACAAGGGTATAAGTCTAAGACATATGGTATGGCAACAGGCTTTGGTTCTGCTGTACACGAAGGACTTGAAGTCCTTGACATTCAGAAATTCAAGGGGGCAACAAAGGATGAAGCTGTGGTAGCAGCTATAAAGCATGTGCTCCTGGAATTTGGTGAGGCTTTAAACTTATCAGAAGATAAGGCACGGGGGTTGACTGCAGCTTTACGAGCTGTTACCTGGAGAGCAGAAGAATTTTGGGAAGACCTATTTGAAATAGCTACCATGCCAAATGGAGAGCCTTGCCTTGAGCAAAGGTTCGAAGTACCATTCGGTAATGGAGAGTACAGATTCTCTGGTCGTATTGATAAGGTAGTACAACTAGAAGGTAAGTTATATTTATGTGATGTTAAGACAACTAAGACAACACTTAACTCTAATTACTTTGGTAACTTTATGCCGAACAATCAAGTGTTCAGTTATCTATGGGCTGCCAGGGAAGTACTAGGTCTGGACGTAGCAGGATTTATTATTGATGCTGTGCAAACAGGTGTGCACTTCACTAGGTTTGATCGTAGTGTATACAATGTACCAACAGATTTAATAATGGAATGGTATAAAGATGCGATGCATACATTAGATACATCAACAAATTATTTTAATAAACAATATTACCCAGCAGATTTCACTGCTTGTAACAACTATGGTGGCTGTCGATTTAAAGAAGTCTGTTCAGCTTCACCTGATCGTCGTAATCTTTTCCTGGATAATGATTTCGATAAACAACCTCATCCAGATTTAGTGGAGGCTTATGCAGAAGCAGTATAATAAAAAGAATAAATATCAAAGAGATAAATGGTATTCCAATACCACCACTCTATTAAATATTATAATAGTATTAAGTATAATAGATGTAGTTGGTTGGTACTTAAGGTGGATAACATGATCGTCAACATTTTGTTGGGATTAATCCTAGCAGATTTATTACTCATTACACTTATGGTATTTGTAATTGGTAAAATTATTGATGAAAGAATAAAATAAGTATTGACACGAAAGGCAATTCATGTTAGTATGTTAACTTCACAGGAGATAAAAATGGCAAACATTAAAACACACAAGTCAGCAGAGTATACAAAGCTTATGTTGGTAGGGGATAGTGGTTCGGGTAAAACCACAGCACTAGCCTCGCTTGCAAATGCTGGATACAACTTACGTATCCTAGACTTTGATGACGGTCTATCTATTCTTCCAGAGTTTTTAAACAAGGACGCAGTTAAAAATGTATCCTTTGTTACTTGTAAAGATTCTTTAGGACAAGCGACAGCTTTCCGTAAGGGTGTACAAATGATTACTAACTGGAAGGATGGCGACGAAGACTTTGGTTCAGTTAAGAACTGGACTAATAAAGATGTACTTGTTATAGACAGCTTGACTTTGATGGGCGAGGCAGCATTACGTGGTGCCCTGGTTTTTAATAATAAGAAACCAACCGACCAACCTAGTCAACCAGAATGGGGTACAGCCGCAAGGGATGTACAACATATCATACAATATATAACAGGTTCAGAAGTACCATGTAATGTAGTAGTAACTACACACATGCAGTACATGGAGGGGGACTTAGGTGTATCCAAAGCATACCCAACCAGTGTAGGATCTAAACTATCCACCAAAATAGGAAGATACTTTAACTGTGTATGTAGGATTGACACACGGTCTTCAAGTAAGGGAACGGAGCGAACCCTTAGAACAGTATCAGATCACAAAATGGATTTGAAAGTGACAGCACCTAGTCGTGTTGAAGCTAACAC